CATTCGTGGCGACGGGGTAGTGACGCTTTCACCCTATAAACAACCACCAATACCAATAGGAATAACAATGCTTACTCTCAAGACGATTAACTCAGATAAAGACACCTCTATTTTCCAAGTGACAGGTGATGTCAGCTACGTGAAAGAGTCAAGAATGATTTTCTTCACTGGATGGCATGGAGGTGATTCCGAAGTGCTACTTGACGATGGAGAAGTTGCTTACGTCTGCAATGAAAAAGGCGTGACAGTAGCTACATTCCAGTAGTCATTACAAAGCGTCTATATATGGGCGCTTGATAATGACCAAAAGAAAACACAGCACTCGGCTGGGCTTCGTGAAATGGGCGGCAAGAGACTGTTGACGCAGCCTCCTGCCTGATTTGCCCATGCCTTTAGTCACGAACAAACCACGTTACTAATCACTGTATCCTGGATTTGTTATTTCCAATATCAATAATTCATAACATTGAACAAATCCTCACGGTCGTGAGGTAAGACATGAAAAAGATGCCAGAAAAACATGATCTGTTAACCGCCATGATGGCGGCAAAGGAACAGGGCATCGGGGCCATCCTTGCGTTTGCAATGGCGTACCTTCGCGGTCGGTATAATGGCGGTGCGTTTAAGAAAACACTAATAGACGCAACGATGTGCGCCATTATCGCCTGGTTCATTCGTGACCTTTTAGTCTTCGCCGGACTGAGTAGTAATCTTGCTTACATAGCGAGTGTATTTATCGGCTACATCGGCACAGACTCGATTGGTTCGCTAATCAAACGCTTCGCTGCTAAAAAAGCCGGAGTCGATGATGCAAATCAGCAGTAACGGAATCACCAGATTAAAACGTGAAGAGGGCGAGAGACTAAAAGCCTATCCAGATAGCAGGGGGATACCAACCATTGGGGTTGGACATACCGGAAAAGTGGATGGTAATCCTGTCGTATCAGGGATGACAATCACATCCGAAAAATCGTCTGAACTGCTTAAAGAGGATTTGCAGTGGGTTGAAGATGCGATAAGTAGTCTTGTTCGCGTCCAGCTGAATCAGAACCAGTATGATGCACTATGTAGTCTTATATTCAATATAGGTAAATCAGCATTTGCTGGCTCTACCGTTCTGCGCCAGTTGAATTTAAAGAATTACCAGGCAGCAGCAGATGCTTTCCTGCTATGGAAAAAAGCTGGTAAAGACCCTGATATTCTCCTTCCTAGGAGGCGGCGAGAAAGGGCGCTGTTCTTATCGTGAGTAGTATTAAGGCAATTATTGCGTCTGTCATTATCTGCATCATCGTCTGTCTTTCGTTGGCTGTTAATCATTACCGTGATAACGCCATTACCTACAAAGAGCAGCGCGATAAAAAAGTCAGTGAACTGAAGAAGGCGACCGCCACCATTACTGACATGCAGCAGCGCCAGCGTGATGCTGATGCACTTGATGCTAAATACACGAAGGAGTTAGCTGATGCAAAAGCTGAAAATGATGCTCTTCGGCGCAAGCTTGATAATGGTGGCAGGGTGCTCGTCAAAGGAAAATGCCCTGTGCCATCCTCAGCCGAAACCTCCGGCGCCTCCGGCATGGGCAATGATACCACCGTCGAACTCTCTCCAGTTGCTGGACGAAACGTTCTCGGTGTCCGGGACGGAATTATCCGCGACCAAACAGCACTGAGAACGCTTCAGGAATACATCAGGACGCAATGCCTTCGATGATAGCGATAATTTTACTCATCATCCTTCACATCTGGCTCTGTAGACAGGGTGGTGATCACTTCTGGAGTGAATCCAGATTAAACATCTCATTGCTGATGCTTGATATTGAGCATCTGGCGCGCGGTAAGGGGCTGCGTTGAGATAAGGGCCAGTTCATTACAAATACCAGGATTTAGCCTCGCATTCGCGGGGCTTTTTATATCTGAATTTCACAGCGCATCTCACGCGCATATTAACGAGAGCCTTTCAGTAAGCGAGCCTGAGAAATGCCGTTATAGGTGGCGACCTCTCTCGGGCGGCTTTTCTGTGAGACAGGCTCACTTTCTAAAAGGTAAAGACGCTATGAATCATCAATTGGCTAATCTCGATTTCCGGGACATGGTGGTTGTTTCTGGTGATCGCGTGATCACAACCTCCCGCAAGGTAGCAGCTTACTTCGACAAGCAGCATCACCACATCATTCAGAAAATCGAAAAGCTAGACTGTTCGGATGAATTTCTAACCAGCAACTTTTCGCGGGTTACCTATGAACACAAGGGTAATCAGTATGTTGAATATGAAATTTCCAAAGACGGTGCGATGTACATCATCATGTCGTTTACCGGCAAAAAAGCTGCCGCCATCAAAGAGGCGTTTATCAAAGCATTTAATTGGATGCGTGACAGACTGATGGAGATGGCTCACTCATACCAAAGAGAGCACAACGAGTTAATGCTGGAGTTCATGAAGGAAAAGGATGTTGCCAGTATGTCAGGACGCTTGCTGAACCGCTGGGGCAGGATCAAAAAACCGCAACTCATAGCAAGGATCGAAAGGCTTGAGCAGCAGGCGCAAATATCGATCCCCGGACTGCCAAAGTGACCATTCCAAAGCCCATCTACGGGTGGGCTTGATAATGAAACCGTGATTTACATCCCCACAATCCGGGTATGTAAAAGCTGGATCATGCGAGAACGGATTTAACTCAATCTGTGCGCCACCAGTTAACGGCAGTACCACGAAACAACCCAAGCCAGTAAGTGGGGAAATAACACTGGCAGCCACTGAAAGATGAACCTCCTGCCTTATGGCAAAAAAGATTCTTTGTGGTGGCGGACTGATGGAAAGACATCCTAATCAAGCAACCACTCCACAGGGTCATAATTATGAACGACCAGCAAATCGAAAAAGAAATAGTTGAGAAAGGCAAAACAGCCCCGCGAATCACTCCGCAGCACATCGAATACGTGATTAAAAGCGAGCACTACTTTACTGCTTATGATGGACGTAATGGTGCCATTTCCAGCAACGAATATTGTGGCAGAGAAAAACCAGAAGAAGACGATCGTGATTTATCACCATTGAAGTTGCTCACTTTCTGCGTACTGGTGCTGAAGAATGGCTTCACCGTCACCGGAGAGAGTGCCTGTGCAAGCCCGGAAAATTTTGATGCAGAAATTGGTCGGAAGATTGCCCGGCAGAATGCTGTAAACAAAATCTGGATGCTCGAAGGTTACTTGCTGAAGCAGAAGCTAAGCGAACAGTAGTTATTACAAAAGCCATTCCTTACAGAGTGGCTTTGATAATGGCTTATACCCTACACGGGATAACTTAACTGATATCCCTTTTAACGGATAAACGGAGCCAACAATGGCAGAGATTATTCCCATGACTGAAGAACAGAAATTCCAGTTAGAGATTTACAAACTGGTCATGAACCAGAACGCAGCCGCAGAAGAAGCATTTCAATTCATCGGCACTGATGAGCTGAAGCTTGAGTTATTCAAGATTCACTTCCAGTCAGGCGGCGCTAATTCTGATATCACGACCCGCACTATCGAAGCGGTTCGTAAATCGAGGGAAGCATTAGACCTGTTCACTGCCGGAGCATAATCATGGCAAATCCAAATTTCACGCCATCATGGCCTCTCTACAAAGATGCTGACGGTGTATATGTGTCTGCTCTTCCGATTAAAGCTATCAAATACGCTAATGACGGAAGTGCAAGCGCAGAATTCGACGGTCCGTATGCTGACCAGTACATGTCAGCGCAAACAGTAGCCGTATTCAAGCCGGAGGTCGGTGGATATCTGTTCCGGAGCCAGTACGGCGAGCTGCTCTATATGAGCAAGACAGCATTTGAAGCTAAGTACACTTCTGCAAGCGGTTCAGTAACGAATGCAGAGACGGCGGATAAGTTATCTACTGCTCGCACTATCACACTAACCGGCGCTGTCACAGGTTCAACGTCCTTTGATGGTTCGGCTAACGTGACTATCGCAACAACATCAGGAAGTTAACTTATGGCAGCACCAAAGGGCAACCGATTCTGGGAGGCCCGCAGTAGTCATGGGCGTAACCCGAAATTCGAGTCGCCTGAGGCGCTGTGGGCTGCTTGTTGTGAATACTTCGAGTGGGTGGAGGCTAACCCACTATGGGAGATGAAGGCTTTCTCATATCAAGGAGAAGTTACACAAGAGCCTATCGCCAAGATGAGGGCGATGACCATCACTGGGCTAACGCTATTCCTCGATGTGACGCTTGAGACATGGCGACAATACAGGGTGAGAGAAGACTTATCTGAGGTCGTTACGCGAGCAGAGCAAATCATCTACGACCAAAAATTCTCCGGCGCAGCCGCTGATCTTCTCAACGCTAACATCATCGCCCGCGATTTGGGCCTCAAAGAGCAGTCGCAAGTTGAAGACGTGACACCTGATAAGGGAGATCGCGATAAGCGCCGCTCTCGTATCAAGGAGCTATTCAACCGTGGAACTGGACGCGATTCTTGATAACCTGAGCGACGAAGAGCAAATCGAATTGCTCGAGCTACTCGAAGAAGAAGAGAAATACCGGAACACACACCTGCTATATGAATTTACGCCATACAGCAAACAGCGTGAATTCATCGACGCCGGGCATGACTATCCAGAGCGCTGTTTTATGGCTGGTAACCAGCTTGGTAAGTCATTTACTGGTGCTGCTGAAGTCGCGTTTCACCTTACCGGGCGTTATCCGGGAACAAAAGGCTACCCGGATGATGGTAAATATGGCGGAGAGTGGAAGGGTAAGCGTTTCTATGAGCCTGTCGTCTTCTGGATTGGCGGCGAGACAAACGAGACTGTAACCAAAACGACTCAACGCATCCTGTGCGGTCGTATCGAAGAGAATGACGAGCCTGGCTACGGTTCCATACCGAAAGAAGACATCATTAGCTGGAAGAAGTCTCCTTTCTTTCCGAACCTTGTTGATCATCTTCTGGTTAAGCATCACACGGCTGATGGTGTTGAAGATGGCATTTCAATCTGCTACTTCAAGCCATACTCGCAAGGCCGTGCACGCTGGCAGGGTGACACAATCCACGGCGTGTGGTTTGACGAAGAGCCACCATACAGCATTTATGGCGAAGGTCTTACCCGTACAAACAAATACGGGCAATTCTCAATTCTGACGTTTACCCCGCTGATGGGGATGTCTGACGTTGTTACCAAGTTCCTGAAGAATCCCAGCAAGTCGCAGAAAGTGGTCAACATGACCATCTATGACGCTGAGCACTACACCGACGAGCAGAAAGAGCAAATCATCGCATCCTATCCTGAGCATGAGAGAGAGGCGCGTGCTCGCGGTATTCCTACGATGGGTAGCGGTCGAATATTCCAGATACCGGAAGAGACGATTAAGTGCCAGCCGTTTGAGTGTCCCGATCACTTCTATGTTATCGACGCTCAGGACTTCGGCTGGAACCACCCGCAAGCTCACATTCAGCTTTGGTGGGACAAAGACGCAGATGTTTTCTATCTGGCGCGTGTGTGGAAGAAATCAGAGAACACCGCAGTTCAGGCATGGGGTGCTGTTAAGTCGTGGGCTAACAAAATACCTGTCGCGTGGCCTCATGACGGTCACCAACACGAAAAGGGCGGTGGTGAGCAACTTAAAACCCAATATGCGGACGCCGGGTTCTCTATGCTTCCCGAACACGCAACGTTCCCGGATGGCGGTAACTCAGTAGAGTCAGGCATTAGTGAACTTCGTGACCTGATGCTTGAAGGAAGATTCAAAGTATTCAACACATGCGAACCATTTTTTGAAGAGTTCCGCCTATATCATCGCGATGAGAACGGCAAGATTGTCAAGACCAACGATGATGTGCTCGATGCTACTCGCTACGGCTACATGATGCGCCGCTTCGCCAGGATGATGCGCGATATCAGAAAGCCGAAAGAAAAGAAAATCCCCGCACCGATTAGACCAGTACGCAGAGGACGATAATGGCCGACAATGAAAACAGGCTGGAGAGCATCCTGTCGCGCTTTGATGCGGACTGGACAGCCAGTGATGAAGCCAGACGAGAGGCTAAGAACGATCTGTTCTTTAGTCGGATCAGCCAATGGGATGACTGGCTATCACAATACACAACCCTGCAATATCGCGGGCAGTTCGATGTGGTACGACCAGTGGTGCGCAAACTCGTTTCTGAGATGCGTCAGAACCCTGTTGATGTTCTGTATCGCCCAAAGGATGGAGCAAGTCCTGACGCTGCTGATGTGCTAATGGGAATGTATCGCACAGACATGCGACACAATACGGCAAAAATCGCGGTCAACGTCGCTGTTCGTGAGCAGATTGAATCTGGCGTAGGTGCGTGGCGTCTGGTCACTGACTACGAAGATCAAAGTCCGACGAGCAACAATCAGGTTATCCGTCGAGAGCCTATCCATAGTGCCTGCTCCCATGTTATCTGGGACAGCAACAGCAAACTGATGGACAAGTCTGACGCCCGTCACTGCACAGTTATCCACTCAATGAGCCAGAATGGTTGGGAGGATTTCGCAGAAAAATACGACCTTGATGCTGATGATATTCCATCATTCCAGAACCCCAACGATTGGGTATTTCCATGGCTGACGCAGGACACAATTCAGATCGCTGAGTTTTACGAAGTGGTCGAGAAGAAAGAGACGGCGTTTATCTACCAAGACCCGGTTACGGGTGAGCCGGTAAGCTACTTTAAGCGCGATATTAAAGACGTCATCGACGACCTGGCTGATAGTGGATTTATCAAAATTGCAGAGCGCCAGATTAAGCGTCGCCGGGTATACAAATCGATTATCACCTGCACCGCTGTACTCAAAGACAAGCAGCTCATTGCTGGCGAACATATCCCCATTGTTCCGGTATTCGGCGAGTGGGGCTTCGTTGAAGATAAAGAAGTGTATGAGGGTGTCGTCCGCCTGACAAAAGACGGTCAGCGTCTGCGCAACATGATTATGTCGTTCAACGCCGACATCGTGGCCCGTACTCCGAAGAAGAAGCCGTTCTTCTGGCCTGAACAGATTGCAGGCTTTGAGCATATGTATGACGGTAACGACGATTACCCGTATTACCTGCTCAATCGCACGGATGAGAACAACGGAGAAATGCCAACTCAGCCGCTGGCATACTATGAAAATCCGGAAGTTCCACAGGCCAATGCCTATATGCTGGAAGCTGCAACCAGCGCAGTAAAAGAGGTTGCCACTCTTGGTGTAGATGCTGGGTCGGTTAATGGTAATCAGGTTGCATTCGATACCGTAAACCAACTCAATATGCGGGCTGACCTTGAGACATACGTGTTTCAGGATAATCTGGCTACCGCTATGCGCCGTGACGGTGAGATTTACCAGTCGATAGTTAACGACATCTACGATGTTCCTCGCAGCGTGACAATCACCCTTGAGGATGGCAGTGAAAAAGAGGTTCAGCTAATGGCTGAGGTTGTTGACCTTGCCACTGGTGAGCGGCAGGTACTGAACGATATCAGGGGGCGCTATGAGTGCTACACGGATGTTGGACCATCATTCCAGTCCATGAAGCAGCAAAACCGCGCAGAAATTCTTGAGTTGCTCGGCAAGACGCCACAGGGAACGCCAGAATATCAACTGCTGTTGCTTCAGTACTTCACCCTGCTTGATGGTAAAGGTGTCGAGATGATGCGTGACTATGCCAATAAGCAGCTTATTCAGATGGGCGTTAAGAAGCCGGAAACACCTGAAGAGCAGCAATGGTTTGTCGAAGCGCAGCAGGCCAAACAAGGACAGCAAGACCCGGCAATGGTTCAGGCGCAGGGTGTGCTGTTGCAAGGTCAGGCTGAACTGGCTAAAGCGCAGAATCAGACGCTATCTCTTCAAATCGACGCGGCTAAAGTCGAAGCTCAAAACCAACTTAACGCTGCGAAAATCGCAGAAATATTCAACAATATGGATCTCAATAAACAGTCCGAGTTTAGAGAGTTCCTCAAAACCGTTGCTTCATTCCAGCAGGACCGCAGCGAAGACGCTCGCGCAAATGCTGAGTTACTCCTTAAAGGCAATGAACAGACGCACAAGCAGCGAATGGACATTGCCAATATCCTGCGATCGCAGAGACAAAATCAACCTTCCGGCAGTGTAGCCGAGACACCTCAATAAGAGAGAGTTAATCATGAAACCAACCACCGAAATTCAGGCAACTGAAGACTTAACCCTGTCCGGCGATTATGCAGCGGCATCTGCTGATAGCTTAGTTGTCGATAATGCCAACGACAATGCAGGTCAGGAAGAGGGCTTTGAGATTGTCCTGAAGGACGATGAGACAGCACCAAAACAAGACCCGGCAAAGAACGCAGAATTCGCCCGCCGCCGCATCGAGCGCAAACGACAGCGCGAGCTTGAGCAGCAGATGGAAGCAGTTAAACGCGGAGAATTGCCGGAGAGTTTACGGGTAAACCCTGACCTCCCACCTCAGCCGGATATTAATGCCTATCTGTCAGAAGAAGGCCTGGCCAAATATGACTATGACAACAGCCGTGCGCTTGCCGCTTTCAATGCTGCCAATACCGAATGGCTAATGAAAGCGCAGGACGCCCGCAGCAATGCCGTAGCAGAACAGGGCCGCAAGACTCAGGAGTTTACCCAGCAATCAGCGCAATACGTCGAAGCTGCCCGCAAACACTATGACGCGGCAGAAAAGCTCAATATCCCTGACTATCAGGAGAAAGAAGACGCATTTATGCAACTGGTTCCGCCTGCGGTTGGGGCCGACATTATGCGCCTGTTCCCGGAGAAGTCTGCCGCGCTCATGTATCACCTTGGTGCAAACCCGGAGAAAGCCCGCCAGTTACTGGCGATGGATGGGCAGTCCGCGCTGATTGAACTAACTCGACTATCCGAACGCTTAACTCTCAAGCCTCGCGGTAAACAAATCTCTTCCGCTCCCCCTGCTGACCAGCCGATTACCGGTGATGTCAGCGCAGCAAATAAAGATGCCATTCGTAAACAGATGGATGCGGCTGCGAGCAAGGGCGATGTGGAAACTTACCGCAAGCTAAAGGCAAAACTTAAAGGAATCCGATAATGGCTTTGAACGAAGGTCAAATTGTTACACTGGCGGTGGATGAGATTATTGACACCATCTCCGCAATCACTCCAATGGCGCAGAAAGCCAAGAAATATACCCCGCCTGCGGCTTCTATGCAGCGCTCCAGCAATACCATCTGGATGCCTGTAGAGCAGGAGTCCCCCACTCAGGAAGGTTGGGATTTAACTGATAAAGCGACAGGGTTACTGGAGCTTAACGTCGCGGTAAACATGGGAGAGCCGGATAACGACTTCTTCCAGTTACGCGCAGATGACTTGCGAGACGAGACTGCGTATCGTCACCGAATCCAGTCCGCAGCACGCAAACTGGCTAACAACGTTGAGCTGAAAGTCGCAAACATGGCCGCCGAGATGGGGTCATTGGTTATCACTTCGCCGGATGCAATCGGCACTAATACCGCAGACGCATGGAACTTTGTGGCCGACGCAGAAGAAATCATGTTCTCCCGCGAACTTAACCGCGACATGGGCACATCGTACTTCTTCAACCCGCAGGACTACAAAAAGGCGGGTTATGACCTGACCAAGCGTGATATCTTCGGGCGCATCCCTGAAGAAGCGTACCGCGATGGCACCATTCAGCGTCAGGTTGCTGGCTTCGATGATGTCCTGCGCTCTCCGAAACTTCCTGTGCTGACAAAATCCACCGCAACTGGCATCACTGTATCCGGTGCGCAGTCCTTCAAGCCTGTCGCATGGCAACTGGATAACGATGGCAACAAAGTTAACGTTGATAACCGTTTTGCTACCGTCACCCTGTCTGCAACTACCGGCCTGAAACGCGGCGACAAAATTTCGTTTACTGGCGTGAAGTTCCTTGGTCAGATGGCTAAGAACGTACTGGCGCAGGACGCGACTTTCTCCGTAGTTCGCGTTGTTGATGGTACTCACGTTGAAATCACGCCGAAGCCTGTAGCACTGGATGATGTTTCTCTTTCTCCTGAGCAACGCGCCTACGCCAACGTTAACACCTCACTGGCTGATGCAATGGCGGTGAACATCCTGAACGTTAAGGATGCCCGTACCAACGTGTTCTGGGCTGATGACGCCATCCGTATTGTGTCTCAGCCGATTCCGGCCAACCATGAGCTTTTTGCAGGTATGAAAACTACCTCATTCAGCATCCCGGATGTCGGCCTGAACGGTATCTTCGCTACGCAGGGGGATATTTCCACCCTGTCCGGCCTGTGCCGTATTGCGCTGTGGTACGGCGTAAACGCGACACGACCGGAAGCAATCGGAGTTGGCCTGCCTGGTCAGACTGCGTAACTAACAGGGGCTTCGGCCCCTTTTTTATTTGAGGTGACACATGGGTGTAATGCTATATAAGCAGGGTCGTGGAACGAAGGTATGGGGCAAGGAAGTTCAGGTTAAAGTTGTCGATGACGGCGACGTAGAAGATCACCTTGCCGATGGTTGGGTTAAGCATCCAAATCTAGTGCCGGAGACCAATGACGAACCAATCGGCGAGTCAGGCGTGGTCAAGAAAGACATGGGTGAAGTGTCTGATGGATACCACACCTTTAACGAACTATATGCACATCGAGTGCGCCTGTTTTCAACGCTAATGAATGCCTTCCGCGAAAGCGCATGGTGGAGCTTCCAGCATCATGACGGCGAGCAATGGGATGGATGGGTGTTAGCTGGCATCGACACCCCAGAAGGCGCGGTAACATACCACCTCCCAGAGAGTGAAATTGAACATCTGCCTAAAGGCACGGAAATTGAGTTTGGCAAGGAATGGGACGGCCACACGGCAGATGATGTGTTGAATCGCCTGCTAAGCCTGCGACCGAAAGAGCCGGCAACCAAAGAACGCAAAAAGCCAGGACCAAAGCCTAAGGCGGAAAGCGATGCAGATAAAGACTAAAGGCGATCTGGTCAGGGCGGCGCTGCGTAAGCTTGGTGTAGCATCAGATGCAACTCTCACTGATGTTGAGCCACAGTCTATGCAGGATGCCGTTGATGATCTGGAAGCGATGATGGCTGAGTGGTATCAGGACGGAAAGGGCATCATCACCGGCTATGTATTCTCAGATGATGACAATCCTCCCGCTGAAGGTGATGATCACGGTCTTCGCTCAAGCGCAGTCAGCGCAGTATTCCACAATCTGGCCTGCAGAATCGCTCCGGATTATGCGCTTGAGGCCACAGCGAAAATTATCGCTACAGCTAAATACGGGAAGGAACTTCTCTACAAGCAGACCGCCATCGCCAGAGCTAAACGAGCGCCTTACCCGTCACGTATGCCAACTGGCAGTGGAAACAGTTTCGCCAATCTGAACGAATGGCATTATTTCCCCGGAGAGCAGAATGCCGATTCAACAACTCCCCATGATGAAGGGAATGGGTAAGGACTTCAAGAATGCCGACTACATTGATTACCTACCAATCAACATGTTGGCCACACCGAAAGAAGTCCTCAACTCATCGGGTTATTTACGCTCATTCCCGGGCATAGCGAAGCGCAACGATGTAAATGGTGTATCGCGTGGCGTTGAATACAATACCGCTCAGAACGCTGTATATCGCGTTTTAGGAAGTAAGCTCTACAAAGGGGAAGCCGTAGTAGGTGATGTAGCCGGAAGCGGTCGCGTATCAATGGCACATGGTCGGACATCACAGGCGGTAGGCGTTAATGGTCAACTGGTCGAGTATCGCTATGATGGCATGGTTAAAACCGTCTCAAACTGGCCTGCAGACAGCGGATTCACGCAGTATGAGTTAGGTTCAGTCCGTGACATTACGCGCTTACGTGGGCGTTACGCATGGTCAAAAGACGGAACCGATTCATGGTTTATCACTGACCTCGAAGATGAGTCGCATCCTGACCGCTACAGCGCACAATATCGCGCAGAGTCGCAGCCTGACGGCATCATCGGCATCGGAACATGGAGAGACTTCATCGTCTGCTTTGGTTC